CGCCAGCTTTCGCTACCGCTCCGTGCGCTGTCTGGAATTCCTCTGAGAGCTTCTTTTGCTGCGCTTCGGTCGTCCTGCCAGTGGTACTCAGCACACCGCCCAGGAAGGCGCCATTCTTGAATACCTTTTGCTCGAACTGCTGTATCAGTTCCTGCAAGTTGAACGGGTCAGCAGCAGCAGCCACATCACCACGCCCGTAGAACTGGTAGTCAGCACCAGGAGCGTATAGCCGCATGTGTACCACATCTTCAGGCTCGAATATGTGTTCCTTCGACCCGCGCTTGTATACATAGTAGCCAACGCCTGTATTCTCGTCAGGCTTGATCCGCATATACTCAGAAGGCGCTATCCAGATAGCGGCAGGGAGTCCATGACCGTTCTTTATCAGTACCCAGTAGCAGTCGCCGCTCAGTTCCATATACGCAGGAGTGACAAACTTCAACCCGAAGTTATCCCAAGCTCCGTTTACGTTGGTGAGCAGGTCTACGAGTGGGTGTCCGCCGGTGATCTCTTCTATGGCCTCGGCGTTTGCCAGCACGGATCCCGGTGTAGCCTTTGCGATCAATTCCTTCTGTCTTGCTGCTGGTACTTCCCGCACCTTCGTTATCTTGTAGTTAGACTTCACGCCCGGCGCTTTTGGCTTATATACCCTGAGTGGAGTGATAGCCACAGCGTTGCTTATCATCTTCACAGCGGCGTGTACCGTGCGCTTGTTGGCCTTTATCTGCGCCACTGGGTTGTCCGGGTCGATCAGAGTACCGCCCACGCCAGTCGCCATATTGATAAACGACAACAGGCCGTCATGCGTACCGTCATAGTGTATCGTCTTCTGTCGCCAGCCGCCGAATAGTGGCGTCCAGTACCTATCGAAAAAGTTATCTTTTGCTATCGTAAATAAACCTTTGCTCATGGTATCCTCACAGCATCCAGATAGATGCTTTGGCTTCATCATGGAAGCGCGAAAATAAAGCGTACCGTTCAGCGTCCTGGAGGTGGTCATTCTCTTTTACTGGCTCTTCTTTTACCTTGCCATTCCTGTCTTGCTTCCGCTTATAGCTGCGCTTCTCTCGTAGATGGTTTGTCGAGTCGGTATGTATCTTCGGGCGTCTGGTATTCACCAGGTCGATCCCGGGAGCGACAGCGTTCTTTGCAGGGAAGATGTTAAACCCCGCATCGTATATCTCGTCAATGAATTCAGGCTCAGACGGGTCGGCGTATATCTCGTCACTATCGGATATACCAAGCTCCTGCATTTTGGCTATCCTGCCAGCATTCTTTAGCTCCTTCTCGTATATCAGTTCCTTCTCGTATACCTCGCCATCCAGCAGCCCTACCATGATCAACGCCGTCTCGTTAGCATAGCCGAAGTCCAGGCCGTAGAACACCTCGTCGAAATGATCAGGCCACGCAGCTTCTGACACTTCTTCATAATTGACGTATATCCGCTGTGCTAACGCCGTCCATAGCCCCAGAGCGTATATACTGTACCGCTCAGGGTCGTCCTTCTCCAGAGCGTTCAGCATGTCGATATATTGATCGTCGATGAATTTGTTGTCTTGCCATGTGGAGTGGATTACAGTTGCGTTTTCTGTCTTGAAGCTGTTTCCGTCATCCCATGTCTCCAGCTTAGGAGCCTTCTCGGAATCAAAGAATATATCATTGAGCCAGCTTGTGTCGTCCATTGGGTTGAAGCTCATTATAATCTGCTTATAGCTGGGAGTCTCGCCACGGAGTCTCAGGTCCAGTTGTCGGAAGTCGCCAAGTGAGAATTGTGTTGCCTCTTCCATCCATATCCCGGTGATATTCTCTATAGACTTCACCTTCTCCGAATCGTCCAGCCCTTTGCATGAGATAAACGACCCACCCTTCCAGGTATACGACAAGTCAGTCTTGTTTGTTGAAACCCCCTCTAGTTCCCACAGGTCGATGTATGTCTTGAATAGTGTGAACACCGACCGCTTCACGTCCGGAGACGTCTTACGCAAACACAAAAAGCCCTCCTGATAACCATTCTTTTCTGCCTTGATGATTCTCAGGAGGATCTTCTGCGCTATCTTATAGCTCTTCCCACTACCCCCGCCGCCGTACTCCACCAAGTACCGGTCATGGCACTTCATGGTGTCTGCGAATTTTGCGGTTATGGTCGAAGGTATATCTACGCCCACTAGATGTCGTCCTCTGTTATTATATTGCCGAAGTTGAATACCACCTCGGAGCCTATTGCGCCGCTATGCTCTAACTGTTCCTTTGGCTTCAATCCGATACGATCCAGAATGTCCTTACAGGCCGCCAGTTGTACAGCGTATTCCTTATTGCCCATCTCTCGTAACATGGTCAGCTTTTCGACTGTAGCCACCGACTCAGACCTGAGCATTTCCTTCGCTGATTCCAACCCCTCGTCCAGCAGCTTGTCGATTTCCGCCTTAACGTCACCATTTGACGCAATCAAAGAAGCTGCGTTTGTTCGTGCAGTATCGCGATTCTTCTGCCCATAGGCCGCCATATATGCTTCTGAGCGGGACATGCCGCCAGCAGCGTATAGCTTCACGAATTTAGCTTGCTTTGGGTTGAGTTTCTTGGTTGCCATATCTATTTCCCACTGTCATATTTGCTAGTACCTATATCCTACTGTCAGAGTAGGATACTACTACTCCCAGAGTAGGATATGCCAAACAGGCCGTTATATCCTACCACCAGAGTAGGATATTTTACCAAAACATTGGAGTTACGACTGTTTTATGATTACGCCCAGAGTAGACATCTATAGATTTACCATTCATAGGGATTAGGTGTACTCGCCTGTAAACCACTTCTGCTCTATCCAGTATCTGTTACAGTGTTTGTGTCGAGTCCCTTTGTGAATAAAGCCAAAGGTCATCAGTTGCCTGATTGCTTCGGCTATGGTTGAATACCCAGGCTTTATAATCTTGTCCTTTACGTTGCGTGCGCATAAGTCTCTTATCCTACCAAACGATATTTCCACGGCTATATCTGGATTATTAGTGAACCACTGTCTTAATAAAATGAAGTATATCTTTACCGCCAGAGGGTTCAGATCTAGAAAGTCCTTAGCGGTTAGTAATGAGTATGGAATTCTGAGATAGCCTTTTTTAGATTGTTTTGCAACGCCAAGAGTTCCTGCGCTATTTCTTATACGGCTTTTGCCGTACGTCTTATCGGATAACATTGTTCACCCTCCATGATTGGGTGCGAGCGACGTTCATGGATAGACCGTTAGGCCCCGCCGCCCGCTTGCTACAGGTGGGAGCTACCCACCTGCGTTGTCAGTCTTTAATGTTCACTGTCCATATCTGCTTCCCACGTTTAAGTCACTCTATAGGTAATTACAAACCGGTCTTGCATATCTTCAGGAATGCTCTTGAAAAACTTATCATAGAACACAGCTTCATCTTTGAGTATTTGTTCGGGTTCGCTCCTCAGGTGGATCTGAAAGTTTAACTTTGCGCATCCAGGCAGTTCGGGATCTTCTCGCCATTGGATTATTGTATTTTCCACGCCCTGATAGGTGCTTTGAATGATATCACGGACTGTAGTGACATGGGTCCCTGGTTCACCGATCTCGAATATGGCTGCTTGGGTCAACGACTTCGCGCTATCTATTTGCAGCGGCTTGCCAAACCCGTTCTTGACTGCGAATTCGTATAAGCCCATCACCCAGTCTGGCAGTGATATTAGCTTGGGATCGCTCCATGTCATCTTGTCCATATCTACCGCACCACCGCATACAGCACAAAGAGCGCATACCCGCCCAGATTCGCCATCACGTCCCAGAAGGGGTGATACCAATAGTCCTCGTGGTAGTTCCATACGATCTTCGCCACCTGCAATATCGCCATTATCAGCGCGGCTATGTACCACGGCAGCCAGACACACAAAAAGCACATCAGCACGAATGTGATACTGATATGCAGGAGCTTATCGTAACAATCTTTAAGTTTCATATATAATCTTAAACCGTATAATTGCTGGTGGAGAGGGTGGGATTGGCTACCCACTTCTTAGCGGATATGCTCCGCATGTCTAGCACGACTAATCGGCACGGCCTACCTCACCCATGTTTGCTAATACTCCCTGTATGCTCATATCGCAATTTGGTTATATATTGTGCATGCGGCAAGGGGCAGCCTCTGGAACTGGAATAGAATTGCTCCACCCACTGCACAACGCCGTCTTTCACTGTTGCCGCCCCGTAGCGGTATCCGTTCCGCTTCTGCTCGTCAGATAGGGCTTCATACGCCCTTCGTATTTTGTGTAGTTTACCCATATATAATCTCAAATGAAGCAGGATTTTTAGGGGAAATCCTGCGAAACCCGTCTTTCACAATCACCCGCCCGCCTTCCTAGTCTTTGTGATTCTATACACTATATATATCGGCAGAAACCCAAAAAACTTTACATAAAAACGCAATCACCTCGAACTGGGAGTGTATAGATTGCCGTCTGAGTCTATCTGGAAGCCTACGTCACGGATAGCATCAAGCGACACCAGTGACACATTCCTGGCGTGTTGCTTCAAGTCTGTATAGTCGTAGGCTTGACGCCATGCAGCCGTCAGGCACAGGTTTTTGTCTGCATCGTCAGGCAGCCTCCAAATGGCTATCCGAATCTCCTGGATCAACTCCCCGTATAGGCTCTCATCCCCGCTGGCAAACCGCCGCGCAATCGACTGCGTTTGCTTCCTGTATTTCTGATAGCCGGCCATATCATCACCTCATAAGTTTACGCAAGCACCCCTCGATTGCTTTGATTTGCAGACAGCACCATGACTCTGACAACCCATATAGCGCGGCAATGCCCTTCTGCGTATGCCCCATCAGGTGCAGGATTATCACCACCCGCTGCCGGTCGTCCAGCTTCTTGACCGCCGCCTCCAGGTCGAGGTCGTCGAATTCGTAGCTCTCTATGTTGTAATTCAGCTTTCTGTTATCATCCACAGCGCCCTCCTTAATCCCCTATTACATACAGGCGGAAGATGGCATACTGATAATGCGGCGCACGGCCTCTCGTTTGCACTTCCAGCAATACGCCAGCATCATACATCCTGTCGGCAATATCGACCAGTTCGGTGTATGTATCCGCCCAATTCGTCACCTGTTGTTTGCTTCGTATATGTATCATGGCGTCAAGAAACCCCCGATATACTTGATCGCCCACTCCAATGTCTCTGCCACACACAGAGCCGGCTCAACAATGAATGGCTGATTGTGAATACCCCCCGGCTCCACCACCAAGACAATCGGCTTCCTCAGCGCGGCGGCATAACCCAACTCAACGCACGTCCCGATACTGATCCGCTCTGCGTCCAGCAAGTTCGCCAATATCAGGTCGCATTGCTGTATGTCGCCAAGACATTCTGAGACAATATCGACGCCCGCACAACCGGGGACTTCCTTGTATTCCGCCGCTATCTCTTTTACCCCCACCAAGAACTCGCAATCCTCAAGCGGGTTGATCGTCTTGATGTTATCGGGGAGCGCGGAGGCAACCTCTTCCCGCCAGCCCATTGCCTTCTCATAACTCAACCCCGTGATTGGTCCCGCAAGGTACACTGTATAATTCATCGAACAACCTCCTGATAACTCCAACACACATGCTTGCCAGGGTCTGGATTCAGCGTGATCGCCGGAGCGTCATTGCCGCATATCCCGCCCCCTGACCAGTATTCGCACGATCTTATTCTGCAATCTATCTGAGCGAGGCGAGGCTTGCACATAGGGTAGACCTTCGCGGCACTGGCCTCCGACCGCTCGATCTCCGCAACCTTATCCAGAGCTATGGCCACCAGCCATAAGATGCCATACGTTCCGCCAAGCAGAAACCCACTTATCAAGAAAAGCCAACTAATCATGTCGTCTCCCCCTTCTCAGCCTCCAGATAGTCGAAGCCTTTTTGCACCACTACCCGGAATTCAGCCCAGTTTATAGTTTCATCAAGCGGTCTATCCCCGACAAAGCGCAAGTCATATAGACCGTCTTTGCAGCTCTCAAAGCGCGCGATGCTGTAGCAATACCACCCCTGACCCTTGTTTGCCCATGCTATGATCTGGCTCCCCGCTTCCCTGAACTCCAGACGGACGGCGTTTTGAGTATCGTCAGCGTCCTCCCCCTTCTCCTTCTTGTCCAGCCAGTCGGCCAGCATCACCAAGCATTGCGCTGCCTTGCGTAGGTCTTTCACCTCCGCCCCTTTGTGCTGCGAGCGCCACAGGTACTTTAGCGCGCTGGAGCGGCAGTAATCGGGGAACCAGCCGTGCGCCTTGATAACGTCAATACACTCAGTCCCATCATTCAGGATATAATGCGGCGGATGTTCTACCGCCAAAGCCTCCAACTCGGCATCCGTCAGCTTGCTTGGATGTACCCAGTGATTCGGCTTGTTTATGGGGTCGGGTCTGATGAGTTCTTCCGTCAGGCTTCTTATTACAAACTGCTCTTTTTCCTGTCCCTTTTTGCCTTTCGCGTCCAGTGTAGTCATGCTCTATCTCCCTTTTTGTAGAACGCTCGTACAGCAGCGCTGTATTATGTCACCATCGCCCGCCACTGCTTATGTATCTGCTCGTATGGATCGATGGTATATCGTAGCTTTTTTGGCTCTTTGAGTTCCAGATGATAGCGCCATGAGACGCCGTGTTCTTTATGCACACCGAAGATCGTCTGATGTGGTAAGTTGCCTGTAGCGAGCTTCCCAATACTGAAGTTATTGGATCCAATCATCGACCCGTTCAGCAGCTTTTCGCCTCTGCACATTTCTAACTCACCAGTGCTGTGGAAGTGTCCCATGACGACATAATCAAAGCTCATACCGTGCGCGCTCAATAACTCCCTGAACTTACGGACAGCGCGGTCGATCCCGTACCAGGGGATCTGGTTCCAAGAGCGAATATCGTCACCATGCAAGATCAGGAATTTGTTTCCCTCAATATCCACAATCCGCCAGAAGGATTTGGGGAAGTCGAAAGTGATATTGGGCTGGTTGGCAAGCATCATAGCGACGTTGTTATATAGGACGTAATCGAAATTCGTATACCGCCTGGTATAATGCTTGTCTTTCGTCAGCCGCCCGTGATTCCCTACCACGCCTGTAACATGCACATGCTCATAATGCCTACATTTATCCAACAGGTA